GCAACCACATATAACATTCTCAATATATCAAGCGGTATCGGCGGCTTAGAGTTTAATTCCCCGTATTGAACATGACAACGTGTATCGTCAAGGATGTTACATTTGTTGCATTACCTAAAAACGCAAGCACGTCAATAGGTCAATGGCTTCATCATAATTTTTTGAGACAGATTACGTACCCGAAAACGGGAGGACTCCACGCATCACTTCCCATGATTGAGGGTGCAACACCCGTGACGTGCGCAGTCGTTCGGAACCCTTGGGACCGTGTTGTCAGTGCATGGGCCTATGAAAAACGAAACCCTTTGAAACTGCTCCGTGATCGTAGACTTCGCGACCTTCCTTCGTTTGACAATTTTGTTCGAAATTTAAGCACATATTCACTCATTGATCACACGTGGTTTACATGGGCAACACCCCAAAAGGCGTGGATCCCAAACGGGGTCACATACCTTCTCAAGTTTGAGACGCTCGAAGAAGACTTTAAAAAGATCCAGGACCTTTTTGGGTGTTATGCCCCCTTACCACGTGATAACCGGTCGGAACACGGAGACTATACAACGTACTATACAGACGAGACACGCGCAATAGTCGCCGAGCTATTCAAAGAGGACATTGAGGCGTTTGGGTACACGTTTTCATGAGTAAAAATACTCGTCGTGTACTTATAGAAGAGCATGTCACAGGCTGCTCAAAATATTGTCCAGGTGCCGAATCCGTTTACGGAAAGGCCATCTTTTTCGTATTTTGAAACGAAGTACAAAGACGAGGCTTCACAGGTTCGTACTTCGTTTGAAATTCCGTTTGATGAATTGTCCCTTAGGTTTGGGAACTCGTACGAGTGTACGATTCCACCATACGGTGATATCCTTACGGGGGTGTTCATGCGTGCAACCCTTCCACCCATTTACCCGACACAGACCGGTGCATACGTGTACCCCGGGAACATTGCAGGAACCCTGTACGTTCAAAAGAATATCACGTACGCAACTGCAGATGGCTTAATTCTTACAGCAAATACAGAAGGGAGTCATTTTTTCTCGGTGGGTGCAAACGTCATTCTATCGGGAACTGCATACTCGTTCTTTAACCTTGACGGAACCTATACGATCACGGACATTCCAACGGCAAATTCGTTCATCTGCTCGACGAACCTTGCAGGTATTTCGTATAACGGAAAGGTTTCGTCTCCGGGTATCCAACCAGCACCTGTCGTGAGTTACTATTCGACCCAGAACATAAATTTATGGGCGCAAGTGCCTGTGAATTTGACGTATACAGAAACTGGAGGTCAAATCTCTGTACCAAACACATCACTTGTTCCCGGTCAAACAATTTTAGTGACCAAAACAACTGGAAATCTCGTCGTTGGAACTACATACACTGTCGCAACATCTACAGCGAACACATTTACTCTTATGAGTCAAGTTTTAGATTCGAACACGGCTATTTTCATAGCTAATAGTATTGTCGTTTCATATGATTCTCTTAAAAGCAAGTTTGTGTTTTCCTCGGTCGTGTACCCGTCCATCACGTTTACAAATGCACAAGACGCTGCGTTTTGGGGGTTTGATTACCTTCAAGGCCCGTCGTTTCCGTTTGTGAACGGTCAACTCACGTCCCAGTGGACGTTAACACAAGGCGGGTGGATCACGGGGTTCCTTCCTCCTTCAACGTCCGCGTACGACGACTCGGTGGCGAACAAACTGGTCAAGGAAGCACGCGTTCTTGTCGGTCGCCAAGTGATCAAAAAGTACACGGGTGAGTACCTCGAACTTGTAAACGACCTGAAAATTCCTTACGAGAATAAGGCAATCCTGAAACTCATGAACGGGACCCTTGACCAGACACAAGCCGTTGCGTCCCGTGAGTATTACGTTCCCTTGCCTCTCGGGTGTGAAGAGATTCCCTTGTGCGCTTTAACACGTCAAAAGGTGAGTTTTCAAATTGATTTCGAAGAGTACCAGAACCTTTCCAACGACCTGAACAAAGGAACAGGAGACTTTTTCGACCCAGAATCGTATTTGACGTATAACGTGTCTCAGAACCTTCTTGGGGGTCAGACGTTTAACGTTGCGTCGACCCTTTCGTACCGTCAGTACATTCTCATTTTCACGACGGACGGAACCTTGCTCGTCTATGACACGTCAAAACCTATAGACGAATCAGGGTCTTACCAGGTGATCTCTGCATTTGCTGGCCAAACATCTGCGTTTGTAAACTCCGTCATTCTCGGAAACACGCTGTATATCCAATTGTTGGACGGTCATATCCTCGGTGGCAACCTTGATGAACTTATACGAGGAAGAACATCGTCCTTTGAAATCAATGATTACCTCCCCATGAGCCCAAGTGATGCAGGACCACCCACAGGCACCATGGTATGTGACGCTCGGTATCTGTATTACGCACAGACGAATGTTGCATCGAACGTCTTTTTCGTTCGGTACGATACGACAACTTCACTCCAGAGTCTTGACGGGTATACGACCTTTAATTTTACTTCAAATATAAGTTCCAATACAACTTCCGTATATCAAATACTTTCAACAGGTTCTGAACTCATAGCACTCACAAACACGCCTGGAAAGTTTTACCAATTCAATTTAAATGGAAATTTCACAACGGGATGGGTATCAACAGATTATTCATTGTACGGGTCTCAAATTACAGAGGGTATTCTCATAGGTCAGACTGTTTACTTTTTACTCGATAATTTTTCAATATTAACGTATTCATCTGATGTATTCACTGGAAACTATTCAGGGATTCTTCCGGCGCTCGGCCCCATCAAAAACCTCCACGCCGTCGGAACAATGATTTACGCGTCTGCAAATACCTCGTCTCAAACATCCATCATTCAAATTGATACGACCAATGACCTTTCAACGCCCGCTGCATACAAATACTACTCGTCATCCGGAACGTCTCCGATTTCCTTTGCAGGGAACGTCCCCACCATCTTTGCTAACGGCCCTCGGTACGTGTACATGTTTACGAACGACCCTTCGGGGACCACGAACCCAACAAACGCGGTCCGGTACGATCCGTACCCACAGAACCTGAACCTCAAGGCATCCGTCATCGCTGATTACAAGGTTCTTCCAAGCGACGTTCCGAAGCCGACGAATGCGACGATCAAGTACCTTCAGACGCAGCACGTCACGGGTGATAACTTTGCAGATCTCCAAATCCTCGGGCCCGTCAAGGAGCTGTATGTCACGGGGACGGCAAACACAACAAACGTGTATCAGTACTCGAACCTCGCGTCTTCACTGATTCTTACATTGACAGGAGATGAGCAGATTCTCACGCCCGACGTGGGAACGCCGATAGCTCTCCAAACTATCGCCCCTTTCCAGACACATACGACCATGCCTGTACGCAACTTTAGCGTCATACCTTTCGAAGTGAACCCCGAATCACAAAACCCGAACGGAACAGTCAACTTCTCACGTATGTATTACCAACAGCTCTCGAACGGTGCATCCGTATGGGCAACGACCTATAACATTCTCAACATTTCAAGCGGTGTTGGTGGTCTTGAGTTCAATTCACCATACTAAAATATCACACCGTAGTAGGAATGGTGGCGCAGTTTGCACACCAGTATGTACGTCTTCAGTACCCCCAAGATGTCCATTTTGGCGATGATATATCCGTATGGATCGCCAAAGCGGGTGGTGACATTGCACGCCGGAACATGATTCTGAGCGTCGATTGGCCAGTGGCATGCCCCGTCGATGATTCGGCCGGAACACGTATGATTGATTTTATAGAACTTTTGTATGACAATGTACTCATCGAGCGTCACTATGGCGAATCCCTCGAGATGTTTAACGACCTCCGGGTCCCTCAAGGCAAACAGTCTGCACTCGCAGCACTCACGGGCAAGGGCCTTACAAGCAATCTCGTGACATATAACATTTTGCTTCCGTTTTCCATCGACCTTCCCTTGTGTGCACTCGAGAAAGCACCTGTCCTTCGCATAAAGTTCAACCCGACAAGCACATTTTCAACTATAAATTGGACTGATCCTATCACCGTGAACCTGTTTGTGGACTATGTATACGTAAGCAAAGCGGAACGCGACTACCTACGGACGACCCCGATCTTTTACCCGACCGAAACGGTTCAGCGTCTGATATTCACGGTCGGCGCAAACATCACACAGTGCGTGTTCCTCACGGAGTTTACACGTATGGTCAAGGAACTCTATTGGGTCATTCAGACGGACGGCACACCAGCCTATGACTTTACAAATGACGGGGAATACCAACTTGAAAACTTGAACCTCCAGTTTAACGGCGTTGACGTCATTCCGGTGGATGTGGGCGTTCCCCTGTTTCTTCACGTCACACAGGGCCTTGAGTTTCACACGCGAGTTCCGGATCGACAGTTCTACATGTACTCCTTTGCCCTTGACCCGGAAAGCAAACGTCAGACTGGGGAAGTGAATTTTGGAATAATATACAGGCAACTTCACACACTGAACCTTACACCGTGTCCGTTTTCACGCCAAGTCCGCGTATACGCACTCTCGTACCAGGTTCTTCAACTCAAGGATGGTGCACTCGTATCGCTCACAGATGCTGCACAGGAAGGGGGGACACAAATATCTTGAAGTCTAATAGGATGTACAAACCGAGGTATCCCGGTCTGTACTATTTTGACAACTTTACGTTCACAAGTTTGGGAAACTCGGGTCACAGAGGACCGGCTTCTGATCAGAAGTATGCCGATGCTCCATGGCGCGACGGGGACTTTTCAATTCAAGATGGAATTCAGAGCTGGACCGTGCCTGCAAACGGGACATACAGGATCGAGGTGGGAGGGGCGTTTGGTGCGTACCCGGGCCGTGTCGTAACAGGTGACGTGGTTCTGAACAAGGGTCAGGTTCTGCAAATGCTTGTGGGACAGGAACCGACGCCTCTGACGGCAAACGTTGCAGATAACGTGACCGTCGGAGGCGGCGGCGGGACGTTCGTGACGACGAACGACGCACCCTTGATCGTGGCGAGTGGCGGAGACGGGTCTGGGCCGAGCTCGAGTCCTGGATCTTTCTTACCGTCCGGATCTGGCAACGGTCGTTCAGGTGCTGGATACTTGACGGACGGTGAAATTACAAACCCTTTTTTCGGGTTTTTAGCTCCAAAAGCGTACGTACACGGTGGAGACGGGAACGCGTACGAGTATGGACAGCCAACACTCCCCGAGGATGGTGGATTTGGAGGGGGGCAATCACCTATCAATCTTTCGACACCAATTAACCAAATTACGTCAGATGGAAGTGTTGCAACGTGTATCACAACTGTTCCTCATGGGTATCCATACAACTACCAAGTTAACATATCTGGAACGACATACTATGATGGAGCCCAACAAATTCAAGTCCAGACTTCAAATGCGTTTACGTTTAGCACATCGAACACACAGACCGTGACGTCCGGAACAGTTTCTGGAATCGTGTCCGGGTCATCGGGCGGTGGTGGATACACTGGAAGTCCAGGGGATGGGACGTCCGGTGCAACCTGTTACGCTGACACGAGCGTCCAAAACTTTACGGACCTTGGTGCGACTTCACAAGCATCTGGGTACGTGTCTGTGAGTCTCGTCGATCCGCCACCTCTGCCAAAGAATTTGATATTAGATCAAAAGTGGTCAGACAAACCATCCACCTTTCCATACGGAACAACGTGGTCGGCTGCCACCTACGGAAACGGAACATACGTTGCTGTTTCGAATAATGGGACGTACCCTGTGACGTGTTCGACAGATGGAATTAATTGGCTTACGCAGACGTACGGGTCAACCGTTCAGTCATGGGTCTCCGTGACATTCGGAAACGACCTTTTTGTAGCCGTTGCAAATGACGGTTCAAAGATGGTTTCATCGGATGGGATATACTGGAAAAGTTCCACTGCGTTTCCTCAACTCCCGCACACTGGATATACAACATGGACTTCAATAACATATGGTGCAGGTTTGTTTGTAGCTGTGAATTTACTCGGTTCGTCACCGCATATTACAACATCGCCAGACGCGAATAGCTGGACAGCACAGACAGTTCCAGATGTTTCCTTGGTTTCAGTTGTATACGCAAACGGCGTTTTTGTTGCTCTTGCCCCGCTTGGTCCGACGGCATACGTATTTGCTTCAAATGACGGAGTAAATTGGACACCTGGAACAGCGCCGTCTGGACTCTGGATTTTGCTCGCATATGGGAACGGTGTGTGGGTTGCCATTACTCCGTACGGTTCACCGAATGTTATGACGTCACCTGATGGATTCAACTGGACGGCTCATACAGCACCTGTTTCAAATTGGAATTCATTAACATATGGAAACGGTCTCTTTGTCGCCATTTCTCATAGTACTTTTCCGTACATCATGACATCCCCTGATGGAATCAACTGGACGCCTCAAACAGCAGAATTCTCTCCGTCTTTCCACGTTTCCGCGTATGGAAACGGTGTCTTTGTAAGTATCAGTTCAGTCGGTTATGAAACTAGCATAACATCACCCGACGGAATCAACTGGACACAGCGATCAGTACCGAGTGGATATTGGAATGCATTCACGTATGCAAATGGTCTTTTTGTTGCTATTGGTGCAGATCAAGGTCAATCGCCGAGTAGTATTGTCATGACCTCCCTGGACGGAATTAACTGGACAACGTCCGCCACAGTACCGGGTAGAACGTGGTATTCAATCACATATGGGGATGGTCTATGGGTTGCCATGTCTGCTACTTCTCCGAACATAATGACATCCCCTGATGCGATTAATTGGACTGTGGTCCAAACTGCACCGTGGTCTTCAGTAACATCTGGAAACGGGCTCTTTGTTGCCACCTCCAACACCGGCGCGGCATACTCGACAGACGGTCTGAACTGGACGCCCTCGGCGGTTGTTCAACCAGACTCGTGGTCATCCGTGACGTACGGGAACGGAAAGTTCGTCGCCGTTGCAAACAACGGAACGACGGCAAACGTCATGTGTTCCTCTGACGGAAACGTCTGGTCGAACGCAACCACGGGGACGACACAAGACTCGTGGTCAGCCGTTGCATACGGGAACGGGACGTTTGTTGCGATGGCACCTAACACTCTCCAAAGTAACGCCATGTATTCTACAAATGGACAAACGTGGACACAGGGAACTTCACTTCCCTTTTCTTCAAATTGTATCACGTATGGAAACGGATACTTTGCAGCTCCTTCGAGTAACGCGTCCGTTGCCAAGGTTGGCGTAACGTCGAATATCGCAAATTCATGGCAATTAACTACAATTCCCGGCGCTTCGTATACGGGTATAACCTATGGATCTCACGGGTTTGTTGGTGTGTCGCCCACGAAATTTTCAATTGGATTCACACCCGATTTTTGGGTCAACTCTGCACAAATATTGAACTCGAATAAGTTGAACTTTTCACAATGGAATAGACTTGCGTACGGAAACGGAACCTTTGTAGCAGTGGGCAACGGACTCATCCAGGGCACACGAAACCAGGGGAACACATGGAACTCATTTACGTCGAGTAACGTTTCGTGTATCACATACTCGCAGAACTTAGGAACCTTTGTGGCCGTCTCAAACACATACTCAGACGGAACATACACGTCACAAGACGGAATCAATTGGACGACTTATAAAACCACAACTATAGGTGCAAACACGAGATTATCACTTAAAGCACCTCTTTCTTCTTCACGGTGGAACGCTGTTACGTACGGGAATGGGACATTTGTAGCCGCTGGTGATAGCAATGTCATGATATCATTTGACGGAATAACATGGGGAGTACCTTTTGGATCTTCAATCCCTATAGGAACTTCTCCGGGTATTTTCCTTCCGTACCCTATTTCCATTTCAAGTGATGGACAAAAAGTCCTTATTTCGTCTCTAAACTATTCCCCAAACGTATTCACGAATGGATTTTTGTCGCAAACCCTCTCGGCCCCTCGTGTCAACGAAGGGTTCGGGTGGGCATCGGCTATGAATTCGGATGGGACGATCATCGCAGTTGGTGCACCAAATGCAAACAGTAATGTTGGAAACGTGTACGTCTACACGAATGGCATTCTGTCGTATACTCTGAGTGGAGCTACGGCAAACGTCCTGTTTGGGTCCTCCCTTGCCTTGAGCGCCAACGGAAGTGTCCTTGCCGTTGGAGCACCGGGTACAGGGTACGTCAACGTGTATACAAATGGGACACTCACGCGAACCTTTGTGGGTGAGACAGTAGGGGACGGGTTCGGGTGGGCGGCGGCCATAAGCTCGGACGGAACAGTGTTTGCAGTGAGCGCACTCAATATAGGGTTTGGAATTTCAGGGGCTCAAAAGGTTTATTATACACAAGGAGCTACGACATATACACTCTCGGGGAACTCATCCACCGACGGGTTCGGGTGGGCTATAGCCCTCAGTGGTGACGGTACGGTCCTCGCCGTCTCTGCACTGTTTGCCGGATACGTGAATGTATACCATAATGGCACTTTTGCTTACAAAATTCAAGACTCGTACACGAACCAGTTTGGGTGGGCCTTGTCCACGAACTCCGACGGGTCGGTCCTTGCCGTCTGTGGCCCTACATCAAACAACGTGTATGTGTATGACGGAAGTGGAACGTTGACAAACACGTATAACGGAGCTGGGTGGCAAGTCGCGGTAAGTTCTGACGGAACTTACATCCTGTCAAGTTCACAGTATGGGTCAAATGTAACCATATATTCCTCGACCGCTCAAAATTTAAATGGGGATTGGAAGTCGATAGCATATGGAAATGGACAATTTTTGACAGCTGCATCGGACGGCTCTCAACTAACTTCGCAGGATGGAATCAATTGGACAACTGTACAGGGGCCACCAAAGTCTAGTTGGAGTTCAGTTGCGTACGGGAACGGACTCTTTGTTGCAGTTGGTAGTGGTGACCAAATACCATACGTCATGACGTCACCGGATGGAAACAACTGGACGGCTCAAACAGCACCGAATTCAGGGTCCACAATCACATATGGGAATGGATTGTTTGTTGCTGGTGTTGATTCGATTGCTGGGTTTGTTATGACTTCACCAGATGGAATCAATTGGACGCTCCGACCGACAAACATCTATGCATACTTTAATCAAATCACATATGGAAACGGACTCTTTGTTGCGGTTACTTCTTTTGAGGCGCGCGTCATAACGTCCCCCGATGGAATCAACTGGACAGCTCAAACAGCACCAGGTATAGGACGTTCGGTCACATATGGGAACGGTCTTTTTGTTGCGGGTGGGCCCGCTTCAAATCAATTCATGTCATCCCCCGATGGAATCAACTGGACACACTCCGCAGTAGAAGGTGTTGATTATATAAAAGCCATTGCATATGGAAACGGTCTCTTTGTTGCGGCTAGTCCAGTCAGTTTTGTGACATCCCCCGATGGAATCAACTGGACACTTCAGAATTTTAATATAGGTGGGTCTATCAATTCAATCACATACGGAAAAGGCCTCTTCGTTGCTCTTGGTATAGCTTTTTCACGTGAAGGTGTTATCTGGACATCACCAGATGGCGTCAACTGGACACGTAGTATACAACCAAGGGCGTATTGGCAATCAATCACTTATGGAGGAGATCGCTTTGTTGCTGTTGCTTCCAACGGGGTCTACAACGGCGGTCAACTTAATTACACAGAAACGCCAACTGTCTTGACATCTACGGACGCAGCGCACTGGACAACAAGTCTCACTGGAAACAACGTGTCTATTGTTCATTTCAATAACCTATGGGTTGCCACTTCGAATACAAGTATCATGTATTCAACCACTGGTAATATAGGGACGTGGTCCATAACAACCGCTCCTCTCGATAGTTGGTCTTCCCTCGCGTCCGGAAACGGGTACATTATGGCAGTGACAAACAATGGGACGTATCCAGCAGCATTTTCACAAGACGGCATCAATTGGTCGACCCAAACAACAGGGTTCCAGACGACCAATTGGAATTCAATTGTATTTGGACAAAACACATTTATGGCACTCAATGCGGAAGGCGCGTCAACGATGGTTACGCAAGTAAGTGAAACCTTTTAGTTGGACACGACGTTCGACACGAGCCCCTCGAGGATCGAAATGCGCTGGTTCAGGATACTCTCCTGTGTCACGTTCGACTTGAGGCGGCGATCGAGCATCACGACTTGCTCCATGGTCATTGCGTAGTCCTGGCGGTTGGACTTGTCCATCGTCTGGAGCTTCTGGACCGCCTTGGTGTACTCGTTCTGCATAAACTCGCGCTGTTTCGGATCGGTGACGAAGAAAGACTGTTGCATGACGCTGTCCAGCTCGGGAACGATGGACGGTGGGCGAAACATGTTTAGTATACCTACAGATTATTTCTTTAACGTGTGTAAAACGTATAAGAAATTATCTCGATCGCTAGTAGGATGTACAAACCGAGGTATCCCGGTCTGTACTATTTTGACAACTTTACGTTCACAAGCATGGGAAACTCGGGGCACAGGGGGCCAACACCTGATCAACGGTACGCCGATGCTCCGTGGCGTGAAGGGGATTTTTCAATCAAAAATGGTCAACAGTCTTGGACCGTGCCTGCAAACGGGACATACAGGATCACGGCGGCGGGAGCCTACGGTGCAGCACCCGGACGGGTCGTCTCAGGTGACGTGGCTCTGTACCAGGGACAGACTCTGCGAATGCTCGTTGGTCAGGAACCCACGCCCTTGACGGCGAACGTCGCAGATAACGTGACTGTCGGAGGCGGTGGTGGGACGTTCGTCACGACGGATGACACGCCCTTGATCGTGGCGAGCGGCGGGGATGGTGGGTCGTACTTTACGGGGTATGTTCAGACGGAACTTGCAGTTCCAAACACGTATTTACTGTTTGTATCAATGTCAGCAGACGGGAGTGTATATTCAATTAATGAAATTAGTTTGTTAACTTTTCTCTCTACTGTAAAAGTGTATAGATATTCAGTTGGTGTATGGGCGTCTGAATTCACAACACCACCTCTTCCCGCGCTTATTAACGTGACGAAACTCAGTGGGGATGGCAACACACTCACAATAAACGGTTCGTCAAACTCTGTCACTGTCTATGAATACACCCTTATGAATAATCAGTATGTATGGCAAGGACCCTATTATATCACAGGAAGTTTATGGAGCACAGTAGCACCGGGTCAACAGATTTCTTATGACGGAAATACTGTTGTCGTGTCCGTACAAGACGTTGCATACAACTGGCATGTACACGTATGTACAAAAAACCAAGACCGTACATGGAATATACAACAATTAAGTAACCCGGTAGATGGGTTTATTGGTTCGGCGAGCCCTATTTCCGCAATAAGCGGAGACGGAATGTCTATATGTGTAGCAGATGGCTACTTGTTCAGTGAGCCATCAAATGTTTGGGTATACACGCAAACGAATGGTGTATGGAGCCAAGCCGTACCATTCACAAGTTTAGGAATTTCGGTACAAGTGAGTGAAATATCCATGTCATATAATGGACAAGTTATTGCGTTTTTCTATGGAGACTTGAATCAATCCCCGCGAGTCGGATGTTTACGCGTATTTGATAACGGAACTTTGACAAAGAATACGACGTTTCCATGGATTCTTGCACAATATCCACCTGGATGGGTACAGCTTTCATACGATGGAACTCTTATCCTTGTAACACTCGTGACGGGAAAGATTCTCATAACGCCTTCTTCACAAATAACTATTTATGACGATACAACTGGGTTTCCTCTCCCAACCGGATCCATGAATTCGACGGGGACGCGAATAGTATCTCCTGTTTTTGGTTTTACATATTTTTTCGATGCTGGTGGTTCCGGAGCGTCTGGGTCGTTCCTCCCGTCAGGGTCTGGTGTTGGTGTATCGGGCGCTGGATACTTGACGGACGGTACGGTGACGAATCCGTTTTTCGGTTTCTTAGCACCAAAAGCCTACGTGAATGGTGGGTATGGAAACGCGTATGAGTACGGAACGCTTCCGTACCAAGGTGGGTTCGGAGGGGGGCAGTCTCCTTTGAACAAAAAGACCAGTTTAACATACGTGTCTGGGTACAAACAAATTCGTCCGACTATACCCGTTAATGACATTGGGCTTCAAAGTATGGCTTTAAGTGAAGACGCAAACACATTTATAGCAAGTTGGGGAAATTATACGAACGTATACACGTATAATGGAACATCATGGGCAGTAAATACGGTTTCATTTTCTGCAACAGACGTTGCAATATCTGCAGACGGAAGTGTATGGCTTATCGGTGGCGTTGTATGGAGAAACGGGTCAATCGAAACAGCACTTCAGGCGTATTCTCCACCTGGGGGGTCACCGGGAGTAGCAATCTCAAGTGACGGAAACACTGTTGCTATAATTTATGGACAAGTAAGTGGAGGGGGAGACTTTGACAGAACCGTTTACATGAACGTATATTCATATTCAAATATGACATGGACAACTACGCCGCTGTTTTCAAATAATCCATATCAAAGTTTTCCGTCTCGGATGTGTTCATTGTCGGCAGACGGAAACACACTTGTTATGTCTTATAGTTCATATGTTTATGTATATAGACGCACGAATGGTACATGGTCTGCCCCCCAACAGATTTACGAGAATACAAGTAGTGGTGGTAGTTATGTGAACGTAAATAATGACGGAAGTGTGATTACGATAGGAGACGAGGGTGGTCTCAGTTTCCAATATTCAAATGGTGTTCTTTCTTCCGAGAAAACATTCGATCCGTACAATGTGGCATTTTCACGAACAAACCCCAACTTGTATACGTGGGCACGGTTAAGAAAAGTGTATGTGCCATACATTTCTTTAGAAGTTGACGTGAACGTAACTTCCACGTCCATCTCACTTATACGAATGGGCTCGAATGTTGTTGCATTGTCGGCTCAGTTATCACCAATTTCGATTAGCTTTTTGGATATATACGACCCAACAACCACATGTACAGCCGTCACGTCCGTTCCACACGGGTACCCGTACAATTACGAAGTGCAAATCTCGGGGACACAATACTTTGACGGGACGTGGTTGACCACGACAACAAGTCCAACATCTTTTACGTTCCAAGCTTTTGGCGGACCAACATTAGGTTCGACAGGGACTACAGTTGATAGGGTACTTGCGTTGAGTAGTACTAACCCAGTCCCAAACGTTCTTTTAGAATCAAATAATGCAGGAACATCATGGACCACGGGAACATTACCATCTGTAGATCTTACAAACGCGTTCATGTACGGTCTTGCATATGTAAACAATGTGTTTGTAACAAGTACAATTTATCTTAGATCTGGTGCTTCAATTGTTTCCGAGTCTACAGATGGTAGAACATGGACATCATCTTCGCCCGTGTCGGGGTTTCTGGTGAATTTCGAGTACATAAACGGATTGTATATTGCTTGTGCTGTTTACTCTGCGTCAGGGTTTTACTCCTCGAGTGACGGTGTTTCATGGACTCCAATTTCAGGAAGTCCATCTGGAAACTTTTTTTTAATTGCGCACGGTCAAAACAAGCTTGTAGCTATCACAAGTGGAAATTCACCACTGTCAGCGACAACGACAGATGGTACAAGTTGGTCTTCTCCGGTAAGCGTGCCTGGACAAAATTGGCAATCACTCACGTTTGGGAATGGGTTGTTTGTAGCATGTGGTGGTGCTACCCCATACCTGTTTATGAAGTCTTCTGATGGTTCAAACTGGACGCTTATAGACCCTTCTTTGTCCAGTACCGACTATTTCTACGGTATTACTTTTGGGAACGGTACGTTCGTTGCAGTTGGATATGAATACAATGTACAACAGATTAGTATTATTGCAACGTCAACAGATACTGTTCAATGGACCAAAATAACGCTCACCGGAACGGTTCTGCAAGCAGTGACGTTTGCAAACGGGACATTTATAGCGTGTGGTTACGATGGTATCGTATACACATCAACGGACGCAATAACGTGGTCATTAAGATCAACTCTAAATTCTGCCAATTTTCGGTTTATCGCATATGGGTATTATAATTCTCCTCCTCCTTCAAATTCGATAGGAACAGTTTCAGGAACCGTCACCGGTGTCTCTGGTGGTGGAGGGTACACGGGAAGTCCTGGAACCGGTGCTTCCGGTGCAACCTGTTATGCCGACGCGTCCGTCCAGAACTTTACAGACCTAGGGGCAACGGGGAACACGAGCGGGTACGTGACTGTCGAACTCGTAAACCCTCCGCCTATTCAAAAAAGTACAACGTTGAACAAAGTATGGACGACACAGTATGACCCCTTCATCCCCACACAGTCGCAGGCAGCAGCTATAACCTACGGAAACGGAACATACGTTGTGGTCACAAAGAACGGT